TTTGATACTTGAGGTCACTAAGTATCATGTTTTTCCCTTGTGCAAAATCTGACAAATTCCCGTAATGGATTATATGTGACAAGTAATTATCCTTTGACACCACCTGGAAAATTGAAACACCAACTTTCAGCATTCTTACTGTTTCGCCAATGTATATTGTTCGTTTATTTATCCTCCTAGGTTTTCCTTTTTTAGCGTACCATCTGAACCCTCCGAATCCCGGATGTTGTAATATTATACCCAATGTTTTTTCATCATATATTGAATAAGACATCATAATCAAATCCTGTTCAAATTTGTTTCTTTTAAGTATGTAAGATACCAGGGTTTTGATTTCTTGCAATTTTGGACTAATCTCATCATACACTTTTTTGAGTTCGATTTTCATCAAATCTAATTTGGTTGTTTCATCTTTCCAAGATGAGTTTATAAGGTTGAGCCTGGATATTACTCTTTTAAATATGTCATGCACCTCTATTTCCGGAATTACTGTGTGACCTAAGTAAGTTACAGTCGGCATTGAGTTTGATCTCATTACAGAATTAAAAAAGTCACCAAAAGATCTTACATTACCGTAACCGGTAAATCTGGATACAAATACTTTATCATACACACCTGCAAAATAACTGCACAGATCAAAATATCTCGAAAAGGGCGACAATTCTAAAGCTTGTTCCAAATCTCTTCTGAAGAATTGATGTACTTCCTCATATAATTTTGCAGATAAACTGTATGTTTTTTCTGATATATGATTTTCTTTCACACCAAACCAAAAATATTTTATGACCTGATTTAAACTAAGTGTCACTCTGTCAGTGGGTCTTTCAGTCCACATGAAAGAAACCTTTTGTTTATGGTATGTCCATATTTTTTCAGAATTGAAGGATGTGTGCATCAGTATTGTTTTTATTTCTAAAAAGTGATCATTATGAGGGAATCTCATCTTTTGATAAGTGGCATCAACAAATTTTTGGGGCTTTTTAAAATCATCCAGTTTCTTTATAATATGATTCATGAGCCCAATTAATGAAATTTTATACTTAAGATTTTTCTCACCTTTTACATGTTCTCTTATTGTGATCACGGGATTATCCAATTTATAAGATGTAGTGTACGGTCTTACGTTGAAGCCAAAATTAAAGATATCATAAGAACTCTTTTTGTATCTAATATAAATTTTAACAAGCAGATCAAAAGGGTCTGATGAATCTAAAAAAAGAAGATCATATCTTTCTTCTATAATTTCTTCAACATCTCTGTTCAAATTGTTACCAATCAAAATTTCTAAGTTTTTTAGAAACTGCATGAATTTTCTGCCACCACCTGCATAAAAGTCGACTTTCATATCTAATTCTCCAGTTTTCTCGTCAGCGGTGAGCATCTCACTAGCATTCATAATGAGGTCTATCTCCTGAACTACCTTATCATTTGTCATCAGATTCCAGAATGCATAATTGAAGCCTGTTACACCGCACAGTGCTTCTGATTGTAATGGTTTTGCGCCAAAAACAGGGTGCGGATACATATTCAACATCTTCTGGTACTTTTCAAAATTGTCGTTGGTGTATCTCCCATACAAAGCTTTTGCTGAGAAACACTGTAACACTTCAATCTTTGAACATGTAGACGTAGACAGTCCTGCAGTGACCATGTCCCGCAATTTATTGGCCTGTTCATGGAAAACTTTTATTCCAGTGGTGTTTTCTGAAAAGGACAATGCAGGATGAACATATTTAATCACCGGAGTTATAGTAGAGTTCACAGTGAACCATATAGAAACGAATTCTAATAAATAAACCGAACCAATCGTGCTTTTTTCGATACTCGTGGCAGTGTTCCAGAAATGATTATAAGATGTTTCTGCCCATTGAAAAGTTGCAATAGTTGAATGTATTTTGCCTATGACCTCACTATTCTCAACAACACTTCGTTTGATTACATAATGAACAGTTGTACTTGTTGAAAAATCATCTGAGTTTAATGGTGTATCTATGATAACATGAGATAATACATTAAGGGCATCTAATGACTCAATTATTCCTTTCTTAGTTAGATAATTAGTGTAATTCTTCATGATTGCATGCT